TTTCCGTCGGCGACCACCCTGATAAGAATCTGAAAAAGAACCAATTTTTTTTTTAGGAACATTGGGAACTTCTTTATCAAACTCGGTATCGGCCGAACCCTGATTTAAAGTTTTTAATTGATCTGCGATTTCTTTATTTCCTGCGTCCCCCGCGGCATGTCCTAATTGAGGAACAACAATATCACCACCACCACCAGCTTTATTAAGTTCTAATTGTTCTTCATTTGCTTTTTCAACATCAAAAACATTAGCTTTTAACGCATCTTGTGTAGTTCCATGGGTAACTTTTGGCATTGGCATGTTAATAGGAACTTTTCCACCAAACTGATATTTTTTTCTAGATTTTCTACGAATTTTATTGAGCATTATATATATTGTAAATAATAAAAGTTAAAAAAAAACTATAATATATTATTAAATGGATAAAGAAAGTCGTCTAAATTTAGAGAGAATGATAAAAGAATATAAACCAGAAGAAACAACAGATAAGATAAGAACATTGAAACATAGTGAAAGAATACATAAAGATGTAGAACGAATGTTGAAAATCCAAAAGGAATATAAACGATTGGATTTCAAAACCCAAGAAAAGATGATACAAAAACAATGTAATTTTTTATATACAAATTATTTTAATTTGTTTAATAGACTACTAAAAAAAGAATTGGATTTAAATATTTTGTATAAATTAATATTAACATTGGAAAAAATTGAGAATGGAGTAATAGACCAGCATGAGGCGTCTGCTCATGTAGGTCAAGTATTAAAAAAATTATATATTGATTCCGCAGTAAGAAAACAAAAGAAAATAGAACAAAAAGATGCAAAAAAAACGAAGAAAGTAATGAGAAAAGCGAAAAAAATTGGTTGGGCCGAATACAAAAAAAATCACATTGAAACCGCATCAGCAAAATAATCTCTTCTAAAAATAAAAATAGCGGAATATGGATTTTGTGGATATATCATTTGTCCATACGCATATTGAAATTTTCTTCTATCACCCATTAATTTTTTAATTTTTTCAACTGTGAAATATTTTTTAATAACTTCATTATCATAAACATATGATTTTAATATAAAAGGTTGTTTTCTTATGTTAACTCTATGTAAAATAACATAGTGTTTACATACTTTTGTAATACTATCTAATAGTCTATATGTATTTGGGACATACGTTAAAATACCAGATGCTAGAACAATATCAAAAACTTTTTCAGGATATTTTAATTCGGTAGCATCTTGAACTTCAAACGCAACACCATCATTATGTTTTTTTGCTAATTCAATTGATTTTTCATTGTAATCGCACCCAACATAAGTTATTTTTTTATCGGGGTAATAATGTTTTATAACATCATAATAATAACCAGTGGAACACCCAACATCAAGGATGGATATATCTTTTAAATCTTTTAAGGCTTTATCTTTAAATAAAAGGTCTAGTGCTGTTTTTAAAGCTTCATATACTTCAAATGTTTTACCATTGTTTTTTAATTCATTTAGTTCAAAATCTACTATTTTTCGTTGTATAACAGGCATATTAGGGTTTTTCCATGATTCGGTATATGGATGTGTGTCTCGTTGTTCAATAAGTGTTTCTTGAACATTTTTTGTTTTAGATATTTTTTCAAATAATTGACCGTGAGAAGTCATTATACCAATATAAATAAAAATATATTTATATCATTATTGTTTAAACATATTGAGAGACCATACTAAACCAAAAAAATATAAAGGAATTACAGGCCTTAACATTTTTCTTTTGATGGGGTCTATTAATTCAAAATATGTTAAAATTGTAGAAGAAATTATTCGGTGAAATCCAAACCAATATTTTTGAACATTTTGTGAAAGTTTTAATTCTCTAGAATTAGGTTTTGTTTTTAAATAATAATAAACTACATAGGTCGGAATATTAGATAATTCAGCTATACCCATAACGGTAGGCCATAAGAATTTAACAGGACTGAGGGACATATAATATAATCCAGATATATGATGATATATATACATGCCGTGTAATAAATTCATTTTTCTATTTTTAATTAAATAAACCATATCAAATAAAAAATAACCTCCTGTATTTAATTTAATTAATGGAGCCATATAACTAGAACTAGTTATAGACCCGATTAACCAAATGAAAGAAGTAGTTGATGCATGAATACCAGCGGTGCAATTCATAGCGAGTTTTTTTGTTTGATACTTTTGAAGTATTTTATTCATTATAAAATAACTATAAAATCCAAATAAAATATTTCTATTCATTAGTATATAAATATTATTGTCTTTAAATTAATTAATAAATTGAAATCATTTAAATATAACGTTTCATGTAAGTATAATATGAAATTAGTAATTGTAGAATCACCCGCAAAATGTAAGAAGATAGAAAGTTATCTGGGAAAACCTTACAAAGTAATAGCAAGTTTTGGACATATAAGGAGTTTTAAGAATGGATTAAAATCAATAGATAAAAAGAAAAATTATAAACCAACATATAATTTATCAGTAAGTAAACAAAAATATGTGAAAAATTTGAGAGAAAATATAAAAAAAGCATCAGAAGTAATATTGGCAACAGATGACGATAGAGAAGGAGAAGCAATAGCATGGCATATATGTGATGCTTTTAATTTACCAGTAGAAACTACAAAAAGAATAATATTTCATGAGATAACAAAACCAGCAATATTATCAGCATTAGAAAATTCCACATATGTGAATATGGATAAAGTAAATGCTCAACAATCCAGGCAAATATTAGATTTATTGGTTGGATATACATTATCGCCATTATTATGGAAGCATATTTCAAGAAATTCAAAGGATGGTTTATCGGCCGGAAGATGTCAAACGCCAGCTTTAAGATTAATATATGAAAGAGAAAAAGAAATAAAAGATTCAACTGGGAAAATAGTTTATGATACTATAGGTAATTTTACAGTTTTAAATATAGATTTTAAATTGAATAAGCCAATTAATACAGTAAAAAAAATGGAAAAGTTTTTAGAAAATAGTGTAAATTTTGAACATATATTTTCAAAAACATCAGAAAAAACTGTAGAAAAGAAATGTCCTTTACCATTTACAACTAGTGTATTGCAACAAAAAGCAAGTAATGAGTTGGGTTTCTCTCCCAAACAGACAATGAGATATGCTCAAACATTATATGAATCTGGTTTGATAACATATATGAGAACAGACAGTAGGACATATAGTATTGAGTTTATTAATAAAGCAAAAAAGTTTATAAAAAAACATTTCAAAGTAAAGAATGAATATATCAACAAAAATATAAAAAGTATAACATCTGGAAAAGAGAAAAAGAAGAAAGATAATAATGCACAAGAAGCTCATGAAGCAATAAGACCTACAAATCCCGAAAAAACGTATATAGATCAAGTAGGAAAAATCGGAAATAGAGAGGTGAGATTATATAAATTAATATGGGCAAATACAATTGAATCGTGCATGTCAAATGCTATATATACAAGTATTACCGGTATTATAAGTTCTCCTGAAAATGGAAAATATAGAAATTCTGAAGAATTAGTGAAATTTCCGGGTTGGAAAATTGTAAGAGGATATGAAACAAAAAATGACAATTATCAACTTATTTTAGATTTACAAGAGGGTGTAAAATTAAAATACAATAAAATAAATAGTAAGATTAGTATAAAAGATTTAAAAAGTCATTATGGAGAAGCAAAATTGGTTCAATTATTAGAAAAGAAAGGTATAGGACGACCTTCTACATTTTCATCATTGATAGATAAAATTCAAGAAAGAAAATATGTATTAAAAACAGATGTGAAAGGGAAAAAAATGAATTGTAAAAATTTTGAACTAATAGGCGATACAATAGAAGATATTGACGAAGTAAAAGAATTTGGTAATGAGAAAAATAAATTAGTGATACAACCATTAGGAATATTAGTTTTAGAGTTTTTATTGAAGTATTTTAATACAATGTTTGAATATGATTATACGAAAAACATGGAGGATGATTTAGATTTAATAGAAAAAGGAGAAAAGATATGGCATACTTTATGTAAAAAATGTGATGATGAAATGATAAAGCAATCAAAAACCATAGACGGTAATAATAGAACATTAATAAGAATAGATGACGAACATGTATATATGGTAGGAAAATATGGTCCTGTAATAAAATATGAAAAAGATGGAGAAACGAAGTTTAAAAATGTGAAAAAGAATATAGATTTAGATAAGTTAAGAGACGGTGGATATGATCTAGATGAAATAATAGAGACAGGTCCCCAAAAAAATGGTACAATTTTGGGAATGCATAATGAACACGAAGTAGAAATAAAAAATGGGAAATTTGGTTTATATGTAACACATAATGGAAAAAATAGCTCAGTGAAGCATTTAATGAAACAAATAGATGAAATAAAATTAGAAGATGTAATTCCTATTTTAAATAAAAATGAAAATAGTAATCCAAATGTATTAAAGGTATTAAATGATGAAATGTCAATAAGAAAAGGTAGATACGGTCCTTATGTAATGTATAAAACAAAAACAATGAAAAAACCCAAATTTATTAGTTTGAAAAAAGAAAAAATTGAAAATGTGGATATAGATTGGGTAAAGTCAAAACTTTAAAAGTATCTAGCCATTTGTATATATTTTTTAGATAATCCGAATTTTTTATAAAAATCTTCACATTCAGGGTTACTATTTAAAATAACTTTATAACAATGGCTATTTTTAGCAACATCAATTAATTTTTCTATAATAATTCTACCATAGCCTTTTTTACGATAATTACGATGAATAACTATATCTTCAATGTGTCCAACATTTTTAAAATTATGGATGATTTTATTTTCAATTAATAGGGTTCCTGAAGCAACTATAATGTCATCTACTTCAATAACATAATGTTTTTGATTTTTATTACTATTTATTTCGCCACAATAAGCGTCAAATTCCCATTTTGCTTTTTCGTATGTTACACCAATTGATGATAATTGAGACATAAGTTTTAAAATGCCTTTATCAAGATCAGTATATTCAACTTCTCGCAAATTATAGTTATTTTTTATCATTTAATATATATATCTAAATGAAAAAAAAAGGTAAAAAAATACTCAATAAAAAAGGTGGTGCTCCTCCAGTTATAGATTCTCCTCCGCAGCCAAAGAAGCCAGAACCACATCCAATGGAAAAAGTAATACCAAAAGACACATTAAAAGATTTGAAAAAAATACAACAAGTAAAATTATATAAAGCCGGGAGAGATGCTCTAGATGAAAGAACAATAATATATTTTATTCAAGCAATAACAGTATTATCTATTATTAATTATATTGTATCAAGAGATTTTATGAAATATCAAAAAAGTGAAGCGATAACATATATAGGATTTTGCGCGTCATTAGCATCCGCTTTTGGTTTAATATTAGTATCTATAATTAAAGAATTTGCGGATAAAGAATTTTCTAGTGAATTAATTAGAGCATGGACAATAATAAAGGCGATAGTATCTAGAAATGTCATCGTATGGTATATAATCCCACAATTGATGTTTGCAACAGGATTGGTATTAGACAATTCTAAATTTTATTTCATAGGTAATTATCCAGATAGATTTAGAAATTGGAATAATTTACTCGTATTAGGTTTATTTATACAAGTATATTTATTTTTACAATCCATGATAAATACACTAACTGGAAAACCTATTAGTCAATGGATGATACCAATGGTATTGTTTTTTGGAGTATTAACTATAATATCAGAAGTTATGGTATATGTATTATTATATTTACAGCGAGTTGATGGTTAATATATAAAAAATCTAAATGTAATACCACATTCACTTGAAGTTGCCCAAATTCCCGAAATTTTTAATACAAACTTTTTATTTTTATAGTTACCAATTTTAACATTTTTTTCAACAAATATTTTTATAAAATTATTTTGTAATTGTTCTTCAATTCTATAAACAGGTGTACTATTAAAAATGCCACAATTTTTTAATATTTGTTTTTCAATATGTAATATCCTATTTACACATTCAATATTTTGTTTATTCTTTTCAAAACAACATTTTATTTTATCAAAATATTTTTCAATTATAATATTAGACAAATCAAAATCAACGAAGACCCCATTGAATGTAATATTAGGTGTAGAATAATACAACCTATAAAAATCACTATTATTCAATATATTATTTTTAATTTTATCGCTTAAAACCATATGGTCCTTATTAAAATTGTTTGTAGCAATGGTTAAATACATTTTATTATTATATGATAATATGTATTTAAGTCAAATTATTTATTTTCATATTTAACACCATCGTGTTTATTTTTTTTAATATTATATAGCTCCATATATTCTCTACCTTTATCTTGTATCATGTGTGGGGCTATACTTATTATACATATATCTGTTTTGGCAAATTCTTTTGTATCGGTGAAATTTTTTAAAGTTTTAAGAATAACATCTGGTTTTTTTTGTTTCTCTAATAACATAATACAACCATAAGGTGCCTTTACAAAATTTAAATCATTAAATTCAGGTTGAATAGCTTTAAATCTGGAATTTAAAATTAAAACTGATTTCATTGTATCAATATTATGATGTTTTCTACAATATAATCCTAATAAATGTTCGGGGTCACCTTTAATATTTTTCTTTTTACAATCATTCCAACAACTATAATGTAAATCTAAAAATAGATTATAAGACATTATTGATGGATTTAAAGCCCAAATATATTTTTGTCTTAAAAATCTAAAATTCAATAAAGATCTGTCGCCCATTACTTTAACTAAATTACTACATTTAACTTTAAATCTTTCTGATCTACATCTCCAATCATCTTCAATCCACGCAACCTTATGTAATTTATTATTTTTAATATTAATCATACCATAATCATAAATATATTGCGATAGTCTTTGACAACTATTCAAAAAACCCGGGATTTTTTTCGGAAGAAATATAACATTTATACCATTTAGTATATTTTTTAAATTTTCAACAGTTTCTTCATATGTGAAATGAAGTTTATCTATACAATCAATATTAATAATCCATATAATTTCTAAGTTTAATTCTTTCAAAAATATCAACCAATCTGGGATTATTTCTTTATGTAAATCAGGTCTATTAAGCGCTGTAGTTGCAATAAATAATTTTGGAGTTTCCATTATATTATTCATTTATTTTAATATATACAAATTGTTTATTATGTTGTTTCTTTTTTTCTATGTTTAAATTACTCATATATTGTCTTCCTACATCCATAGAACTATTTGCTAAAATAATAATATTAAATGTGTATTTTTCAATTACACTTAATTTTTCTTTATATTCAGTTATTTCATTTAAATCATTAATATATCTATTTTTATATTCAAAATAAATTTTTAAAAGACCTTTATTTAAATGTAATTTAACTAAAGTGTCATCTAATATTAGCATACTAACACTATTAGTTTGGTATTTTTTATCTATATACCAGCGACCAATACAATTTTCAGGGTCTTTGATATCATTTATAATAAAATGGTTCGTCCAAATATTTAACATTTCCTTAAAAATATTATAACCCAAAATAGAAGGTAAAAGTGCCCAAATATAATTTTTACGAATAATGGAATAATTAATATGACTTTCAAAAGATAATTTAGAATTTATATTTACATGCTTAATGTGTTTTTTTAAACAAACTTTTCTATTTAATATCCAATCATCTTCTAACCAAAAAATACTAACATTATTTTTATCAATATTATTGAGTTCAATGTAAGTATCAATTTGTTTGCTTACTGTTAAACAAGATAAAAAGAAATCGGGTTCTTTTTTATTCAATAAATGCAAATCTATATTATATAGATTAGTCATTTCTTTAAAATTTTTACAAGTATCTTCATAGGTGTGGGGTAATTTATCAATACAATCTATATTAATAAAATGAATTATCTTATAATTTAAAGTATTTAATAATTTATACCATTTATGAAAAACCGTTTTATGTAAATCGGGTCTATTCAAAGCAGTAGTTGCAATAAAAATGTGGTTCATATATATTAAGTTGAAAAAAGTAAATATAAGAAAATAATATTTTCTTTTGTTAAGTCATTTGGCATATTATCAATATTATCAAGCATGTTATTTATATTATTCAAAAAGGTGCAATAATTTTTTTCTTTTAATTCTATATATTCTCTCCAAACATTAACTATATTGGGGTATTTGTCTTCTTTTACTTGTAATTTCTTTTTAATTTTATCAAAATCCATTAATACATAAAATAAATAATATTAGTTTAAGTATTAAAAAAGTTTTAATATAAATAAATAATGAAGTATCACTCAACACGATTTGAAGATTATATTAATGAATGTAAAAAAAATAATTTACATGAAAACATGGTTAAAACATTTAATCAATTAACTAATGGAGAGTTTACAAGTGAAAATCATATGATATTTTTTGGTAAATCAGGAATAGGTAAATACACACAAGCTTTAAATTATATAAAAAAATATAGTCAAAGTGGATTAAAATATGAAAGAAAAATAAATTTTGCCTTATCAGAGAAAAAACAATATATATTTAAAGTGAGTGATATACATTTTGAAATAGATATGGAGTTATTAGGGTGTAACGCAAAAACCTTATTTAATGAATTGTATTATCATATTATAGAAATATTTTCAACTAAAGAAAATCGTAATGGAATTATACTATGTAAAAATTTTCATAAAATTCATAGTGAATTATTAGATATATTTTATAGTTATATGCAAACAATTAAACATAAAAATATAAATTTGAAATATATAATATTAACCGAACAAATAAGTTTTATTCCAGATAATGTTTTAAATAGATGTCAGATTATATCATTTAAAAAACCATCTAAAACAATATATACAAAATGCATCAAAAATGCTATAGGTATAAATAACGAAACCATACAAAATTTAACTAATATTAAGGATTTACAATCAGATATTAAAGATTTTAAAAATTATGGTGAAAATATAAGAAATAAGATAATAGATAAAATAGAAAATTATAACGAAATAAATTACCTAGAACTAAGAGATTTATTATATGAAATATTTATTTATGACCTTCCTTTTTCTGATACTTTATATAAAATAGTAAATCACTTTGTTAAAAATGATAAATTAAAATTAGAGGATATGGATAAGGTGTATTATAAGTTATATACATTTTTGAAGTTCTATAACAATAATTATAGACCCATATATCACTTAGAGAGTTTTATATATTATTTATGTATAATAATCAATGAATTGTGAAAAAGCTTGTGAAATATTAGAAATA